GCAAGCTCATTGGCTTCATTAAACACTTCAAGCTCTAAGCCATCGCTATCTGCGAATTCTTGAATAGCATTATACCAGTCAGGACTATTAAACTGCTGATGAAAAATGCCAGCAATTTCGCGCGCCACACCAAGTTGTCCAAAACAATCCGGCCTGTGCGTAAACATCTTATTCTCAATTTCCAGCACGTAATCGTCCAACCCAAACACTTCCGCAAAACTTGCGCCAGCCTGGAGTGTAACGCCTGCCGGAATATCACGCTCATTAATCTCAATAATTCCCTCGTGATCCGTACCAATCGCCAGCTCGTCAGCCGCCGCCAGCATGCCCTGACTTAGAATTCCACGCAGCGGTCGCGCATCCAGCACGAACGGCTCGGTGTCATCAAAACTTGCTGGGACGGTACTTTTTGGCGGCAACCAAATTGCCCACATATCAGCATGAACATTCGGCGCACCGCAAACCACTTGCACTAGACCATTGTCATCACGCGGCACATCTGCGACCACGCCGCCATCGTCAATTTTAGTCACACTCAAACGATCCGCATTCGGATGTTTTTCACACTCGACAACCCGCACAATGCGCACACCACCATATTTGGCCTTCAGGTCAATCACTTCCTCGACACCACCAAGTTGCTGATTTACCCGCGACACCAACTCATCAACTGATGGCAACTCAAAATTAATCAATTGTTTTATAAGATTTAAGCTAACTTTCATACTAGTATAATTATATCACTGAAAAATATTACATGATATAGCAAACCGCTCAACCATGAATCTTGTTTTTTCCAGTGATGTTAAAGGCCGTTGATGGCGACAGTCGCCGCTCATCTGAACTGTCTTCAGTATAGCAAAACGCAAGCGTTCTGTCAATACGCTTGCGTTATAAAATGGGCAAAAATGATACGAAAGCTGTGGAAAAGTCCGCACCATTACCTCTGTTGTTATGATGTGACGCTAAACTTCAATCTTTCAAAGCACGCTGCCATCTGGCCATCCAATCCATGCAAATATCGCTGCGTAATCACCGCGTTTGAATGACCAAGCATCTCCTGTGACTCCATAAGTGTCGCCCCGTTTCGCTGAATGTCTGTAGCGAACGAGTGCCGCAAAGCGTGCGGGTGAAAATTGCGAAATCCAGCCAGATAGAACGGCTGACGCATTAAATGCCGCAGCTCCTCGACGCTGAGTAGTGTACCGCTCGACTTCTGCCACAAATAATCATCAATACGCTGACTAACGATCCACTGCGTCAATCTTTCGCGAGCTTCTCGACTCATATGTACCTCCCGCCGTTTAGCACCCTTGCCAGTAAATACAATCATCCTGTCACTGATGTTCATTAGTCTTAAGTTCCTTAGCTCAGTGATACGTAAACCGCAATCAAACGACAATTTAACTAACAACCACTGAATCTGATTGCAATATCCCAACACCTGCTCGATTTGTTCTCTCGTGTAGAAAACGCGGCGAATCGGCTCGGTCTCTTTCTGCTTAACGATGTGACGAATCTTTAATTCAGGCATCTCCACGCCCATATCTCTGAAATATCTGAACATTGCCACCACATGGCAAATTCGCGTGTTTATAGTCCGACTGTTTAGCCCGCGTCGTGCCTGCTCTGTAATCCAGTCGTTCACCTGCTGCGTCGTAATTTCGCTCAGACTGCTGGCTGGCACGCTAGTTCTAAAATCTCGCATCACCCACCGCTTAGCACTCAATGTTTGGCGGCTCATCCGGCGCGTAAACTCGCAGTACTCCAGATATTCGTCAAAAGCTCGCTCGATTGGCATAATTGTATTTTTCGTCATGATATTTTAACTCCACTTAAAAAACCAGTTCTATATAGAATGTTTATATTGAACCTCTAAAAGCTCAATTGTATATAGAACCCTCACATTTAATTTTCTGATAATTCTGTTATCAAAAATGGGTGGTGGCGGGCGGATTTGCGTTAATTTGAATAAAAAATACGGCCAAACGGCCGCTTCCATTACACAAAACTCCCAAATACTCGCATATATCTAGAATTATTGCATAATATTTGCATACAGGCAAACGCAAACAAGCCGCTACGCGAGCGACAGCAAAATGTTAGCAGTGATTGTTACATTATCAAATTGTAGCTGCGCTTCATCTGCGCTAACTTATCTAATCCGTCAACATTGATCGATAAGGCTGCCTGCTCTTGCATTTTCTGCTTGTGACGCTCCTCTGCCGCCTTAGCTTTCGCCTGAGCAATCAATTTGCGCAACCAATCCACTGTCTTTGCCAGATTTGCACTCGACCAAATAAACGCAAAATATTTACGTGGGTTTCGTTTACGCTTTGCAAGCTTAATCGAATAATCAAACTCTTTTGCGTAGTTGATCTGGCGATTTCTGAACATCGGCAGATAATTATCGTCGGTGATTAGCTTTGTCGCCTTGCCTAATCTCTGCTGCATTTTCTGAACTCGTCGCTCGTCTATGGTTATATTCCCCATTTTACCCTCAAAATGCCATTTTGCTCTTGACAAACAAAAATAGCCTCTAAAATTGATAACAATTTTTTGAGGCTAGATACAGACAGCCCACCCTGATTTACATCTGGGCGGGCTGAAAATCCTGTACGTTCACCATCGATTATAGCAAACTGACTTTGCTTCGTCAACAAAAACCCGCCCCCATTTTCAGAGGGCGGAAAGAGAGCATGGATGCTTAAACCATGCGTTTGCAGTTTATCACTATTTATTAGATTCCGCAATAGCAACGTCAGCAACGACCAGTCGTCGTATGTATTCGCTAACTGTCATATTCAACTCAGCAGCACGCTTGACGATCATCTCGTGATCGCTCTCTGAAACTTTTATATGTATGTGCTTATTTTTCACATTCTACCTTTCCGCCCGATATAACGCCTCGGGCAGGGCTGTTTAATATTTAATAAATAGCATTGACGGTAAAGTATTTCAAGCCATCGTAGCGAATTTCAGCTTCATCGTTACCACTCGATTCAATCTGCTCTACCGCGTTTCTGAGTGCCTCTCCAGCATTAAACACCTCCACCAGCTCGTCATCTTCATCGTAAAAGAATATAGTGCCGTTATCTACTACCGCTTCATAATCCTCATATCTGTCTAGCTCCTCCACCGTCTCAATGATATTTGCTAGCATAGCATCCCTGTCTAACTCAGCGGCGATAGATTCAATTGTAGCGTGCTGTGCCGTGCTTCTGCCGAATCGTTTACGCATCTCACGCCTCATTATCGTCTCAAGTTCTTCTCTATCGTTCTTCAAGCTCTTATCTGCCTCAAATTGCATCTCTTGTGTGGGCTGGTCGCCTGTGTAGTACCACCCTGTAAATGTTGCCATTTTCTTATCCTTTCTTGGCGGCGGCGATGGTTGAGGAGCTGTTTATTTTTTAGTGTTTGATTTTATCGACCGATTATTTTCTAGCTTTAGTTTTCTTAATCAACTCAAGCTTTATGGTTATTTTAAGTCTGAAAAGTTGTAATGATGTTTTAAGCATTTTTACTCTCTTTCTTGCCGCCGAATTGTTAATTGTTGCTTGGTTGCTCCTCAACCATGTCTTAAGTATAGCAAACGTGTTGCCGTATGTCAACACTTTTTATGAAAAAGTCAGAGATTTTTCAATATTTTTCACCACATCTATTAGACCTGTGGAAAACTCACAATGTTACACGGTATAGTCCTACCACGACACTTGTCTCCAGCAGCTCGCGGCGACCGCAGCACGTCAGAGGTCGACACCGGCATGAAGTGGATTGACGGCCGCACAATCTATCAGAAGACATTTTCAATGGGCGGCTTAAAGGCCGCTGGTAAGACAGTCGTACCTCACGGCATAAATAATCTTGACATGGTTATTAATATTCGCGGCATTGCAAAGGAATACAGTATTGGCGCGACAATTAACCTGCCACACGCCGCTGACCAGCAAGCTTATACGGTGACAGTTTACGCCGATAATAGCAATATCAATATCCAAACATACGCAGATCAATCCGGTTATAAGACCTCATTCGTGACAATTCAATACGTCAAGAAGTCTTAAACAGTACCGACTGCGATCCAACTTATGCCGTGATTTGCGCCACCAAAAATGCCTGAAGTAGAAGCTGTAATAGTTGTGCCTGTTTGATTAAATGATCCGCATTCAATATTAGTGCCAGCGCCGATTTTCTGGTCGAAACTAGCTGGAGATGTTGGAGTGTTTCTCGTATATCCGATTAAAGTAGGAATAACTGCGTAAACCTCCTTGAATTTCTTAGGAAATATAACCTGTACAGGTTGTTGTTTGCTTCCATTTCCGTAAAACGAGACCCAGCCAGACTGGATTATTAAATTACCAGAAATGGCTTGTGCTGAATTATTAGCACTGAAAGATAATAGGTCTGATGATTTCAAGTGTCGTGGTAGGACTATACTATAATATAAATATGCTCTTGACGCTAAAACGAATCATTATTCGACTCTATAAAGAATATCGCTATATTTTCTACGGCAAATAACGTCAATATCTCCTAATCTGTACATTTATAATCAGGAGGATTCATATGGAAAACACTGAAAAAGTACAGAATTATAAGGGTGGCGAGATTCGCCGAACAGTTGACGGCTATTATATTTTCGTCAAAGGCGATGCACACAGCGGACCGTATGTGAGTATTTCGGCAGCCAAAGGCACGGCCGACACTACCGAGGCTGAGCCAGAGACGCCAGTAGTAGAGTCTGCCGACGAGGTTGTCGAGCCAGAAGTTGAAAATATCAATGATAATGCTGAGCCTGAGACGGCCGACACTACCGAGGTTGAGGCTGAAAGCACTGACGAAAAATAACTATGGCACTAGGTTTTCCTAATAGTAACGGTGGTCGTACTACTGATAGCGCACTATTCCACGCGCTCGGCAATGCTTTTGTCGGCTCGTGGATTAGCGGCTTTAGAGTGCGTCAAGCCAGTCCTGTCGGCATGAATGTGCTGATCGGCGGGGAGAATGGTATACCTGACGACTTACTGGTGCGTGATGCTATGTCGGCAACGTTTCCAGTGAGCAACTTAAGCACGCAGCCTGTTCAGGCGAGCGTTACCACGGCAAATAGCGCCAATCCGCGAATTGACGCAGTGGTGATTTACATCGACACAAACGTGGCTGCGTCGCAAGCCGTCGCCAACAATGAGAACCGCACAAAAGCCGTTGTCGTTCCAGGTACGCCAGCAACCAATCCAAGCGCACCAACGCCATCGCAGATCAAAGCGAAGATTGGTGCATCTAGTCCATATGAAGTCATCGCTGAGATACGTGTAAACGCTGGCGCAACGACGATTCTTGACTCTGTTATCACCGATAGGCGTAATCCAGCCACGCTGGCTGACGGACGTATAAACAGAGGTGAAATGTTCAAGAATGGTGTGATTGGCTCTGCCGCACTTGGCAATGATATAGTCCTACCACGACACTTAAAATGGTCAGATTTTATTCAATCAAAAAGAAACAACTCCAGCAAATCATCTAGCTCAATTACCCAGCACGGCGTAGCGATGCTCAACGTTCCATCAAACGCTCTCGAGGCTACTGTTCAAATCACTTTTCCAAAGCAATTCAAAACAATTCC